ACTCTTATGAATTTGGATTCAATCTTCCGCTAACATTATTCTGCATGATTATGTTCGGTTGTGTTATGTATATAATGCCAACACGTATGAAGAACTGGAAAATGTTTACAGTATTAATAGTGCTTACGGCTATTACAAGTTGCAAGAAGAACACTAACGATATTAGTGCACAGCGTCCAACACATGTTTACTTCTTAAAACAAATTGATATTGATCTTAAGGTTGGTGGATACAGCGATTATCAGAGTGTAACGTTTAATTGAATAATTGTTATAGTTAGAGGGCAGACTAACTAACTGATTTTTCAAACCCCAATAGAACACGCAAAGTGGAATTCAACCCTCAAGAAGAACCCACTCAGCCAGAAAAGCCGAGTGGTGGTTTGGCCGGTATATGGCCAGAAATTGAAAAACTAATTTTTAACGGTTACTCGCTTATTCCAGTTCGCGAACGTGCAGACACTGGGCATCCAGCGAAGAGCCCTTATAGTGGATGGAAGCAATGGCAACATCAACGTGCTACTGTACAGCAGTTGTGGAATGCCATGGATAAAAATTATACGACCGCTGTTGCAATGATTTGTGGTGCAATTAGTGGTAATGTAGAAGTGATTGATATAGATAATAAGAATAAGCCGGGAATAGAAACGAGTTTGTTTAACGACATTCGTACTCTATTCCCGGACTTGTTTAATAAGTTGAGGATACATCGCAGTCCGTCCGGCGGATTTCATATCATCTATAAAGTAAATGTAGCCATTCCTGGAAATAAAAAACTCGCTAGTAGGAACAGCACTGAAGATGAAATTAAAGCCGGTCAGGCTCGTGTGAAAAACTTTTTAGAAACCCGTGGCGAAGGTGGATATGTGCTAGTGCCTCCAAGTGGCGGATATACGGTGGTGCAAGATAAGGAACCTCCTATATTAACTTGGGATGAACGTACAATGCTCATAGCGTTGTGTGAAGGATACAATGAAATTAAACAACCCTCTGAAGAAAACAGAGGACGTCCAAATAAAGCGGATACCGATTATTATATTACCGGTCACAATCCATTTGATGATTTTAATTTGTCCGCCGAAGCCGAAACAGTACTCCAGCCCCATGGATGGAAGATATATAACCAGAACAATCAATTCATATGGTACACACGTCCCGGCACTGTGAGAGGCGGCATACATGCAGCATTCTTGAAGGATCGTCGTCTCTATTATTTCTTTACTACAAACACAGAGTTTGATAGCGAACGATGTTATCAACCGGCTACAGTATTTTCTACACTAGAACATGGCGGTGATAAGAAGATAACCTACACTAAATTAGTCGAAAAGGGTTACGGAAAAATAAGACCAGATCGAGAACAGAAGATCGTTAACACTGCTATTGTAACCGGTTCGGCCGTACCTTCCAACCTCTCCGCTGGGGGTGTAGCTGCTGTCGAGGCTGGGCGAAGCCGGTTAAATAGTATTTACCCTTATGGAATTTTTTGGACCGCCCAGGAAGAGGTGGGCGACAGCATAGCGATTGAGCGTGAACGGCTTTATGAAGTTAGCTCTGGACTAGGGTTTAGATACGATGCAGCAACAGCTGATGTAGTCCAGCTAAAAGATAACCTAATTTATCCGGTCACAGATCGCTATTACTTTGATACAATGAAGGGATATATAAAGGAGGAAGGTTTATTGCGTTATGAAATTTCAAACGCTTATGAAAGTTTTGTACAGAAGGCCGGCAATTTTAGTATGTCTCGATTAGAACTATTAAACGAGGATATGATATTAAATGATACACGTGATGTTTGTTTTAAGTTTTATGAAGATGTATTTATTCGGATAACTAAAGATGGATATACTGAGCATGATTATAGTGAAATGCAAGGATATATAATTTGGGCCACACAGATACAGAAACGGAAGCTTAGGATAGGTGATGGAGGCCGGTATGTTGATTTCCTTAATAAAGCTATAGAGTATGATCAGAAACCAAAATATATAGATTGCTTGCTGGGTTATCTATCGCATAATTATAGGGACGAAACAACTGGATTTATACCGGTATTGGTTGAACAATGTGAAGACCCAAGGCATGGTGGCGGAAGTGGTAAGAATCTGTTTTGCAATCTACTTAGGCTAACAACTACAGTGCTAACTACTAATGGGTCTGGATGGGAATATGACGAGAAAGCGTTGCAGATATGGAACGGCGAACGTGTGTATGTTATTAATGATGTTGACCAACAATTTAATTTTGTTCAATTAAAGGATCCATCTACTAATGATGGTAAACTTAAAAAATTATTTAAAAATCAAACAATGGTGCCAACGCGACGTATGCCAAAGTTCGTAGTGTTAACAAACTACAGCTATGAAATTAATGACGGTGGTCTTAATAGAAGAGTGAGGCCTTTAGAGTTTACTGATTATTTTACTAGAGTTGGTGGCGTAGATATTGAATATGGAATATATTTTCCTCATGGTTGGACCGAAGAAGATTGGGCCGGTTACGATACTACAATCATAAATGCTGTACAGGCTTGGCTTAAAAATGAATTAAAGATACCGGAAAACAAATTAACAGAAAGTGGATGGCGCAAACAGATGGAACATAGCTACGGAACTACTATTATGACTCTTATTGATGAGCACTGGAATATATGGTTAGATATGAAGGTTGTTAAAAATGACGAATTCAAGAATCAATTAACGGTTTATTATGAAGAACGAGGAATAAGCAAAACTTATCAGCCAAGTAGTTTTAAAATAAATCGTGCAATCCAAGCATATGCAGATCATTTTGGGTTACATTATAATCCAAATTTCAATAAGAAAGAAAATGGTATCCAAATGAAGTGTAGATTATTTGGTGCTCCATTTTGAATGGCCGGTTACTAAGTTACCAACGGTTACTAACTGTAAATTAATTTTTGGTAACCGATAAGTAATTGATTTTTAATTAATTATAACTTGGTTACCAAAAATACTAAAAATTAGCTATTATACCGTATGAGGTAAATAAATAAAAATGAAGTTAATAAAATATATAAAGATGATAAAAAAAATCCCGGATAAGAAACCAATCCGAGATCCTGACGAGCTCGTTACGTGTACCCAATTATTTATTTAAAATATTTAGTAACATTTAATAGGAAAATTTTTAGTAACCGGCGAGCCGAACCTCCGTAACTATATTGAAAACCAATAAGTTAGGGGTTACTAAAAGTTCAAAATAGATTTAGTAACCAAATGAAGACTTTGGTAATTAGTATGCAAACTCAAAAATACAAATCTGAAGCACATCTTCAATCGCTTTGTACGCGATCATATAAGAACGCATGTGAAATGGAATTTGATAAGAAGCGTTTGATCTTAATTTATAACAATCCACCCAATGCTAGAATGGGTGCAATATTGAAATCATTGGGTTTGGAACGTGGGCCAAGTGATCAGTTATTCTTCAGCCCTATTGGAAAGATGGTCTGGTTAGAATATAAAATTGATAATAGGAAACAGGAACCAGAACAGGAAACATTCGAAAAAATGGTACGGTCATTCGGATGCGAATACGAAATCATTCGCGACGAAGATCAATTCAATCAAATCATTAAAAAATATTCAAATGGAATTCAAACCTCCGGAGTTTACTGATCCGGTTGTTGATAACGGAAAACCGACGGATAATAGGATTATTCCAGCGGATGGGAGATTTACCAGTGATTATCAGCCAGATGAGGATAGTCGGCGGAAGCAGAATGCCACTAATATTAACAAAAGGAAAGGAAGAAGACTCTTTAAAGCACTGATGCAGCTGCCGGCCAATGGTACGAATTGGGTTACTGACCCAAGAACCGGTGAGACATATGATCAACTCGCTAGAGTGAGGATTGCTGCTGCATAATATTTTGGTATTCCTGAAGGCAGTGTAACAGTTGAATTGCTTGTGTATATGAAACAAGTAGTTAAAGCAATTCAAATCAACGATACAGGGAGTGCTGTATTAGCAATCGATCAGGCATACGGTAAAGTTAAAGAGATCGAAGATGTCGAAGATATCCGGCCTGCTATTATAAATATCAATCCGTTGGGAAACAGTAGAGACGATGAAGAACGTCCTCCCGAAGTCGAAGAGAGCGAAACCCCATTAGATAACTTTAAAATTGACGACAATGGCACTTCTGAAAGTAGCTCCGTGCCTATTAAATGAAGACTACTTTAAGGACATGATGCTGAATGCATGGGATAGAGTTGAAGTTGTGAGGAGGCATAGAGACGGTTGTATAACGTTTCGTGTACAGAGGGAAGAAGTTACAACTGAAGATAAATATATCTGTCCACAATTTTATGCATTTCAAAACGTAGTTCCATTCATAATAAGATTCGATCTTAATGGATGAACCAATTAAATATGAACTCATTGTGCTAGTGTTTATTATAGTGCTAGCGATTATTAATTCTAAAAAGAAGTAATATGCATGATCATCAAGCATTGTTTATTGTTGAGATCAACGAGGCTGCAAATAAAGTATATCGTATTCTTAAATCCATAATTAAAATAAAACGTAAGATTATGAAACCAGTCAAACTACAGTCCTTAAAGGACAATCAGATGTTCACCATTAGCAAACGGCCCAAAGCTGCATTGTATCGTAAAGATGCTGAACAAACCAGTAAAAAGCAAGTGCCGTTTTCTGTATGTTGGAGCAAACGTTCTTTTATTAAGGGTGGAACATTAAATGTTTATCCGCTATGATCACACAGATTGAAGAGATGAAGCGTCTCGCCAAAGCTGATTTAATAATTGATGATTATGCTATGTTGGTTAAGAAGCAACTTCGAGATACCATTGAACAGTACATTAGGGCTAATCCGGGATGGTATTTTGATCACATTGATTTTAAATACGACGAGACGCAAAACCAATACCACTTAACTCCGGTGTATAGCCGGTTAAAAGATGTGAAATGAAATTCAAAATATATAGACTCGTGACGTTCTTATTCTTAACATTCCTTGTCGCATGCTTGTGTTATATAATTATGTTGCCTACATTTAGCTTGGGTCGTATATTGGTTGCTGCATTTATATTTTGCTTCATTGAAATGTTTGTATTAATCGTAATGTTCATAGAATGAAATACTCATGTTTACTGCCTAAGTTACTTCAATGTAAGAAGGAAATCATAGTCTTGCAAGGCGGAGGGGATAGCACGAAGACGATCAGCTCCCTACAGAAGCTTGCTATTAATCACATGACTATTCCCGGTAAGATACTAACGACCGTGACTGGTGTGGATTTGCCCAACTTAAAAGGTGGCCCAATGAGGGACTTTGAACGTTATGTACTTTGCGATAAAGACATTGCACGCTATGTTAAGAAGTTCAATGCATCAACAAACACGTATCATTGGAAGTTAGGTGGCCAATTGGAATTCAAAAGCTTCAGAGATGAGCAGGATGCACGAGGTAGTGAAAGGGATTTCTTATTCATGAAT